TGTGTTTTCAGTCATGTAAGGGTTCTTATAAACAGTGTATCTAGAGTTGATAGTACCTGCTTTTTGTACACCAAATGCATAGTTCATTTTAGCAGCATCACCATCAGAAGTACTAGCGAATCCAGGAATAGACTCGATAATAGTAGCTACAGTTGGAGAACATACTAAGAAGTTAGCACCACCTCTAAGAGTTTTCTGGTGGATGATGTTACTCAATTTTTGGATCTTAGTTCCTAAAGTTTGGAACCACTGACCTTGAGAGTTGTAGAATCCTAAATCAGAATTTACAACACCTGTAGTGTCAAGAGCCAAGTTGTTTTGAGCTGACCATACTTCAGTACCTGCGTTAGCAGATTCGATCAACATATCAAGAATTTCTAAGTCAATTTCTAATGAAATGTACTCACTCATGATTGAAGTCAATTCAGCTTCAGCATCTAAAGAATGGTAAGCGTTAAGATCTTGAGCGAACTCAGGAGTCCAAACAGCTTTTAACTTTCTAGTTTTAGCAACGATTGCACTTGATTCCATTTGAATATTGATCTCAGGAATTGAGATAGGATCGTTATCACCGTTTAAGTTAGTGTTACCATCTTCGAAGTCACCTCTATCAGCGTCAGTTGTTTGTAACAAGTACTCAACTTTTAATGAACCACCTTCTACAACAGAAGAGCTTACGAAGAATTCGATGTTACCACCGTTAATCTTAGTAAATCTTGGGTATTGAGTAGTTGCAGCTGGTAAGTCAGCAGCTGAACCTGATAAATAGAATGCTCTTACAGCTTCAGTATCTAAGTTAGGTAATGAAGAAGTTGGGATAGCTAACTTAACGATTTGATCAGCAGCACCAGCAACATAAGATTGTGATACTGAAGAATCAGCTTGTAAGTCAGAATACCAATCAACAGAACCTGAAGCTACTGTATAAGCTAAAGATTGTGTGTTGTTAATAGAGTAACCAAATCTACCAGCACCGTAAAGACCACCAGTGTTTGTGTTACCGAAAGGATTGTTACCACCTTTTGCACCGTACATAGAATCACCAGCAGTAAATGGTTGCTTAGTAGTTCCATATTGGAAATCTAGGTAGAAAACTAGACCAGAAGGTAAGTTCATTGGCTGAACGCTAACAAATTCTTTAGCAGCGATCTGTCCAAATACTTTTCTTACCAATGGTAGAGCAACACCAGCCCATTGTGCACCTGTTCCTGGAGTAAATGTACCAGCACCAGAACCACCACCTGTGTTACTTTCTTCCATAACCAATTGCTTGGCTTGGTTTTCAAGAATAATAGACATATTATTTTTCTCAGTATCGTTTTGGATACCTTCTAATAAACCTGTCTTATTCCATTTTGATGCTAATCTAGCCGCATCACTTTGTAGCGACTTGTAAGGATTAGCACTTTCTAAAAGAGAATTTAATTGTGACATTTTTTCTTTCTTTTTAAAGGGTTAATTAATTTTTAAATTTTTACTTAAATTAGATTATTCCAGCTAATTTTTTGAATCGTGACACCATCTCATCTGATTCAACAATTGGTTGTTTTTTAGTAGCAGTTGGAGTAGCTTTCATGTTTGAAGCGCTTCCTTTAGTTTTAGCTTCTGTAATAGATTTGTTTACAGCTTTCGCCTTAACAGCACTACTAAGAGTTTCAAACACAAGTTTTACTTCTTTAACAGTTTCAGCTTTATCAAAAGCTCCTAATACTTTAACCTTTTGTGCTTCAGTAAGATTCTTACCACGGAACACTTTGTTTGTGTAAAGTAACTTAGCATTCAATAAATTGATTTCATTCAATTCAGATCTTAATGTTTCAATGGTAGCCATTGCTTCATCTAAATCTTTTTTCATTTCATCCATTTCATCTTTTGCTTCGTCCATTTCTTCTTTACCTTCGTCCATGTCTTCTTTTGCTTCGGCAACATCCACAGAAGTCATTTCATCGTCTTCTACTTCAATTTCTCCATCTGCATCAACATCAACGTCAACGTCATCTTCGAATGATTCACCAGCTTCAATTTCACCAGCGTTAACCATATCTTCAATTACGTCTTCGATAAATTTCTTAAGGTCGTCTTCTGACATATCTTCAAGGTCGATGTCTTCATCGTCTTTGTCTTCCATGTCTTCTTTCTCGTCTTTCATACCATCAAGATAGCCTTCTTCTTCAGCATCAGTTCTTTCATCTTCATTGATTTCTTCTTCTGATACTTTCATTTTCTTCAATTCTGCTTCGATATCATCTTTAGCATCCTCAAATCCATCTTTGTAGCCTTCTTGTTCAGCGTCTGTACGAGCGTCTTCCTTAACTTCATCTTTTTCTAACTCTGCTAAAATTTCGTCTAAGTCCATGTCTTCATCCATATCTTCTTTTTCTTCTTTAAAGCGCATTTTTTCAGTTTCTCTTTCGGCTTCATTATCACCTTTAAGACCCTTACGCATTACAGGATTTGACATTTTCTCTTCCATTTTTTCAGCATCGTCTTTTGCTTCATCTACTTCATCATAAGCTTCATCCACATCTTCTTTTTCCATTTCTTCTAGCTTGCTAGCGAACATGGCTTGAACTTGTGGAGAGAAAGCTTCTTCTAAAGCGACTTTAGCATTTGCTATAGCTGACTCTTTGACAGCCTTAGCATCAGCGATTGCTTCTTTTAAAAAGTCTCTGTTCATTTTTCCTAAATTTTTTGTTGGGAAACTACGTTTATTCAAGAAACGTAATAGGGGGTTGTACTTTAAATTAATGCCATATAGAAGATGGCATATTAACGATTATACGTATATGGAAAGATACTAAAATACAAAAAGGCGCTCCAAGAATGGAAACGCCTTTTTCAGGAATCAGGGGTTATATTATTCAACAGGACAAAATCCATAAGAACATAGGATTTCTCCTAAGATTCCATTTACTTCCTTGTATTTGTCTTGTGATTTAAATTCTTTACTTTCTCTAACTAAATGCATAAATGAATCTGGATTTGAAGGTGTTGAAACAAAGTCCCAACATAATAATTCAAAGTCATCTTGTACTTCCATAGTTTCACCTACTTGTTTAAGTGAACCCATTCCACGAGAAGAAACACCTACTGTAATACCACTTTCAACAAGTGCTTTTAAAATATTACCTGCAGGAGTAGGTAAAATTTCTATTTTACCCATTACATTATCTCCATCCCACCACATATCTGAGATGTTATGGGATACATTTTTTAAATTAATTACTGAAGAATCTGGGTGGTCTAATTCACCCATTGCTCTATTTTCTTTTACTAAAGGCATGTATTTAGCAATTTCTCTTTCCCATAATTCTTTAGAGTAATATCTACCATTGCCGTTTTTTACTTCAGCAGTAG